GCCGCTGGCAGCGTAGGGGTTAGTGTCCTTACTGTCGTGATCCAGCTCGGCTGCAGGAACAACGTTCTTCAGATAAGGAGACTTGGACAGCAGGAAGGACAGGACGGTTTCGCCAGTCTCGCCCAGACGGCGGGTGGAGATATCCATGTACACGTCAGCAGGGACACACAGAGTGTCGGGGCGCTCAACGTGCTTGGTAGTTCTGGACACCTGAGCAGCCATGCCGTTCACGTCGGCCAGAATCTCGTCAGCGGTCTTATCCTTCCATGCGGTGGAAGTACCGGCTTCGTTGTTGGACAGAGTGTACAGGGGGATGTTCTGACCGGTAGACAGGACGCCCAGAATACCGTGCTTCTCATCGCCAGCCCATGCCAGCTTGTTGGTGGCGGCGTCAATCTGGTAACGCGCGGACTCGCCCTTACGGGTGTCCAGAGACTTACCAGCCAGCCGGGATGCCCGCATTTCCTGCACGGAATAGCCGTAGGAATCGCCCAGAGAGCGAACCTGCGCGGTCTTGGGAGTACCGGTGACATCGGCGCGGGGCAAGTCAGTGCTGTAGTTGTCGATGATCTTCGCCATGCCGGACTTGTCGTAGGTGTAGTAGGTGACGGTCTCTGCACCGGCATCCGCCTCATGGCTGATGGGGAACAGAGTCAGCGCAGTCAGTTCGGGGTACTGGACGTCATAGGACTTGGTTTTGACGTAATCCAGTTCACGCGCGAAGAACACAGAAGCGTCCTCCGCGCTGTCAAACCGTGCGCCGTCAGAAGCCATCACTGCACTGATGATGGCATCATTTCTCAGGATGCGGGCTTCGGCAGCGTCGTAGTGGGTGTGCTTGTTCTTAGCCATATTCTTTTTCCTCCTTCAATCAGTTGGCCTCGTTGAACAGCTCAACGGCAGCAATGCCGCGAGTGGTGTCTGCTTCACCAAGGAAGCGGCCCTTCACGGCAACGTGGTTGACAGTGACGGTGTTGGAAGGCTCACCGGTAGTGGTGCTTGCCTTATCGGTGAAGTAGCCAGCCTCATCACCGGAATTGAGCATGTACACGGACTTGCCATAGGCAGGGGTAGCGCCGGTAGCAACCCGGACATAAATGCGGCCATAGCGCATAACGCCGACAGTCGCGTTCTTACGAATGTGAATCTTGCCCTCCAGGTCGTACTCGGTGGTACGGCGGTTGGTGACAACGCCTTCGAAGTTGGCGGCAGTGCTTGCAGATACAGGCAGCTTCACCTGCTTGCCGGCGGCAGTGCCTGTGACAACGCCAACGCCGAAGCCCATCTTGCCGGTGTCTTCCTCATTGGTAAAGGTATCGACGGCATAGGGAGCCAGATCGATGATACCGCCGGCCTCGCCGACGGGGGTGCTGTAGCCATACTTCAACTGTGCCATTTACTTATCCTCCTTCTTGTTCTGACGGTCGATCATTCTCTGACGGGCGCTGACAGAAGAATCGCCTGCATCTCGGCCATCCATGCGCCCCTTCTTGCTGAACATCTGCGCTCTCTGAGCATCGGTGCTGTTCACGGACTTCCTGTTGATTTCATCGCAAGCCATATCAAAGATGGCATTGATGTACGCCGGGGTCTTGCCATCCAGCCGGATACCGGGACGAACAGCCTTGACGATTGCCTTCTTGGCGCTCATGATGGACATATTCTCCAGACCGTCCATATGGAGTTTCTGACCGATCATACCCATCTTGATGCGCTGACGGACAATCCGGTCTACGGAATCGGTGTTCAGCTTGTCCTTGTCGGAAACGAAGGGATTGCTGGTTTTCTCTTCCTCTTCGTCATCATCCTCGCTGAAAGCGGGAGCGGCAGGCTTTTCTTCCTCTTCCTCCTGATCGTCATCCTCCTCGAAGTTGTGCTCTTCCTCTTCGTCAGAGTCTTTCTTCAGGGTCTCCAGTTCATCAGGGTTGCCGTCCTTCTTGATGCCGCAGTCATCGCCATCAGCGTTCTTGCCGAAGTCCTGCTTTGCCAGCAGGGTGTCGATGATATCCAGCAGAGTGCCGATATCTTCGTCCATCTGGGTGATGACGCCCATCGCCTTCTTATCGTCGGCGGGAGCCTCCTCCTGATCGCGGCGATCCTTGTTGGCCTTCACTGCCTCGACCTTGGAGGTAACATCGTCACTCTCCTCGTCATCAGCGGGAGTGTCAACAGCGGTAGGTTCTGCGGCGGCGGGGTTGGAAGGTTCTGCGCTCTTTGCGGGCGTACCCTTCTCCGGCTCGTCAGCATCCTCCTTCTGGACACCGTTCTGGGCGCGGCGCTTCTTGTAGTCCTCGATGGCCTTAGCCAGCTCTTCATCAGTCAGAATGCTATCGCCATGGGTGGACTTTCTGGTCTTCTTCATCCTTTGTACTCCTTTCGTTTGTTTACTTACGTCCCGACTGTCGATATTCAGTCTGGCACGCTCCCCAGCCCTAGCCTCTTGGACAAGGGCAAGATGATTGATTCGGATGTTCCGCTGGATGGCATCATATTTCTGCCCATTCCAAACACCGGGAGTTTCCTCCAGATCCAGGTTGTACCCAAGGGACAACTCCTTCAGGCCGGCGGACTTCATCTTCTTGGTGTCATGAATGATGATCTCAGCTCGAACATCTTCTCCGCTCCGATACCCCTCGGACATAATCGTGCCGATTTCCTCGTCACCAACATTTTCTTTGGTAATAAGGCCAGCTTCATGCGTGATGATAATCGGCTTGCCTCGGTACGACTTCAGGCTTTCAGGGTCGAAGACATCTTCCGGAAGCCGCAGCTCTCGTCTTACGGAGCCGTCAGCTTCGGTATACTCAAAGATACCTGTGGACGTGACGATTGGTCTGTCCACAAGGTATCCTTCAGCCGTGTAATAGGTCTGGTTCAGCGGAATGCTGTCCAGACGGGTGACATGTGTAAGAACGGGTGCGCGGATGTTTTCTTCCATGCTTAGGTGTCCTCCTTATTTTTGTTGGAAATCTCAGCCGCATTGGACGGCTCAGCTTGTTTAGCGGAATCTCCTTCGTCGGTAGCTTCCGGTTCCGCGTCAATGGCAGGCTCGGCTTTTGCACTGTTGCTCGGTACATCGCAGTCATCAACTGCTTCCATGATGTTTTGCGTAAGCCCAAGAATAAGCTGCTGCGCCTGTTCCAGCTGGTTGAGCATCAGCTGGATAGCCAGCGGATCGGTATCCTCGTCAGGGCAGGACTCAGCATTCACGGCATAATTTTCGATAGAATCGCATACAAGCCGCATCTGCTGTGCATAGTGGCAAATCTTTCGAACATTTTTCATTTTTGACCTCCTCACTTACTTGCGCCTTGGATTGGAAGATCCAAGGTATCAATGTCAAATACAGGAACAGCGTGGCAGCGGCATCCATAGTCCTGTCCGGGGTGGCATCTCCTTCCGGTAAACACTACAGCGCCGTTTCTTCTTGTCCACATAGCCGGCGGGTCATCCCACCTGAAGACACGGCCATTCAGAGAATGGTGGCAATCTCGAACCCTGCCATCTCCGGAGTCAACCCACCGATAACGAGAAACGCCAGCATCTTCATGCTGGCGTCTGGTAAGCTCAGAATTGAGCGTTCCTATTTGATCTCTCGCAAGGAACATGGCCTTGCTTTTCGATGTATTGTACTCTCCCTGAATGTTCTTTGCTATGTCTTCGATTGGAAGCTCGTCCCGAAAGCCATCAGAAATAATGCTGCGCATCGTTCCAAGCTCCTGCTGTGGAATGCTCTGTATCATAGAGACAGAGTTGTCAATCCATGGTTGCATAATACTGGAATAGAAGTCTTTGCTGTAGTAGTTGTCGATCAAGTCAAGGCCGACCGTCTTTTGTACGCATTTCTTCCACTCAGCGTAGGAAGTGCCCTGCGTCCTCTTGGCAACCTTCTCGATACGTCCACGAAGCCCAAACTCGCTAAGCTTTTTTTCTACGCTCCTTCCTATGTCCTGAAATATCCGCCCAAGTTCCTGCGTCAAGTCGAAGAAACCATCCTCCCTTGAATCTGTACGGCGGGATCTCTTGTATGCCGCCATGATTTCAGGAAGATGGTCGTTAATCTCTTTCTTCAGGATTTTCATATATGCGTTTGTCAGGGATTTCAACTCTCGTTCGGAATTCTTTGGGTACAGTGGAACGTATTTGGACGGAATGGACTTTTTCCTTCCAAACGCCGGTTGCACGGTGAGTCTAACCGCCTCAGCGTAGTGCATATTATTCATTACATCAGTTCCTCCTGGTTACTTCTTGCGTAAACAAGGGCTTCTGTTCGTAGCATCCCACACCGTACAATTTCCCATTTTCGGCATCTTGATAACATACCTCTTACCAGTGAAGCTACAAAACAGAGCAAACAAGGAACACTTTTCCGTTAACCTTTTTTCCTCTATCATCTACAGTTCTGGAAAACATGACCTTTTCGATTTTATAAGAGGTACCAGGTCTGTATGCAACTTCGCTTTCTCGTGTTCCGGCTCCGAACAGCCCGGTGTTAAGAAGTGCCTTTGACGCCACATCCTTCGAACCGCCGTAAGCGGAAGCTCCTGTTATGTCAACAGCCTTTGCTGTTCTGGGAGTCTTGAAAATTATCTGAACCGGCCTTTGTCCGTATCCACTCGATGATTCAACCTTGCTTGTACTCATTACCGCCTTGTTGGTAACAGTTAATCCTTCAAGCCCTTGGGTTAGTTCAGATGCATGTGAATAGTTTCCCTTCTCAATTTGCTTGAGAATTTTGTCTAGCTTTTGGTTATTCACTATCCCCGTCAAGTCAGACTGCCCTCTGAAAGTGACGCAGTCACCTCCGATTTCGTGATCTAGCGCCGA